AGGGAATCAGGATTTAAACCTAGGTCAGAGGAATTAGAAAAATATAGTGCTAAAACATTATTTAAATTATACGGCGCAGGTAATCAAGGCGGAAATAAAGTTAGATTCCGCTCAATGGAAGAAGCACAAGCAATTGTAGATAAAGGACCAGAGGCAGTAGGTGATGTTATCTACGGCGGTAGAATGGGCAATACCGAGCCAGGTGAAGGTTATAAGTATCGTGGCCGTGGATTAATTCAGTTAACTGGTAAATCAAATTACGAAAAATTTGGAAAATTAATTGGTGTAGATTTAGTAAAAGATCCTGATTTAGCAAACGATCCTGCTGTAGCTGCAAAACTAGCTGCTGTTTATTTTAAAGAAAAAGAAGCAAAAGGTGTAGACTTAGCAGACATCGGTGCAATTGGTAAGGCAGTTGGATATGCAGGTGGAGCACAAGAAACGCAAAAAAGAGCACAACTGGCTAAAGGATATGAAGGACAATTATCTGCTGGTGGAGGTACGCAATATGCTTCAGCCAAACAGGCTAGTATACCGCAAGCACAAAAAGGTGGAATATTTGAAGGACCCGAATCAGGATACATTGTTGAACTACATGGAAATGAAATTGTAATACCTACTGATAAAATTGCAAGTGTTGCACAATCTGAACTAAGTTCAGTTACTAAAATGTTTGGTAACATGACTTCAGGCATAGACTCAGGACTTGCAGGCTTTGACTCTATGAAAAAGATGGCAAGTACGGAATTTGCAACATCGCCTGTAGACACAGCATTACCTGCAGATTTTGATTCAGGAATGTTCGAAGATTTTACGGATAAACTGCAAGAACTATCTGACTCAAACCGAACTAATATAACAGATTTGGTTACTGGTATTCAAGATACATTGAAGTCTACTCTTTCACAATTGTCTTTACCACAAGCGGAAACCGGTAATGAAAGCACATTGGCTAATGATAAAGTAAGTGTCATGATTGATAAATTGGATCAAATTATAGATCAATTATCGCAAAGTAATAGCACCCAAGACAAGTTATTGCAAACTGCTAGGGTTTAACGCTAAATACATTATCAACCCATTTAAATTATGACATATAAAAAGAAATTTTTGAATCGCAGCGGTGTTTCAAGTCCGATATCTGGTGGTAACAGTAATAACGGAGCATGGAACAACACAACCAGTGCAACAAATTCCGGCGCATGGAATAATTTAGAATGGGGTTATAGAAACTATATGAGTAGACTTCCAGAAGTCTACACTGGGCATCCAAACCGTATTGAAAGATATAATCAATATGAAATGATGGATGTTGATGCTGAAATTAATGCGTGTTTGGACATTATCAGCGAATTCAGCACTATGAAAAATGAACAGAATAAAACTCCGTTCATGTTTGAATTTAAAGAAGATCCTACTCCGCATGAAGTTGAATTGCTTAAAACACAATTACAACAATGGTGTAAATTAAATGAATTTGATGTTAGAATTTTTAAAGTATTTCGCAATGTTATAAAATACGGAGATCAAGTATTCGTTCGTGACCCAGAAAACTTTAAGTTATATTGGGTCGATATGGTCAAAGTTATTAAAGTTATTGTTAATGAAAGTGAAGGCAAGAAGCCTGAACAATATGTTCTTAAAGATTTAAACATTAACTTACAAAATTTAAGTGTTGCACAAAAGACAAATACTGACTTTGCTGCAAACCCTGCGACAGGGCTTGGTGGCACTGGCGGTGGTACCAACACACCCTATACTGTTCCTGCTATGCCCTATAATACATCAGGCAGTAGATTTACACTTGGCCAAAGCGAGTCAGCCATAGATGCAAAACATATAGTTCATCTAAGCCTCACTGAGGGATTAGACCGCTTTTGGCCTTTTGGTCAGTCCATACTTGAAAATATTTTTAAAGTTTATAAGCAAAAAGAATTATTAGAAGATGCTGTTCTAATATATCGTGTCCAACGTGCTCCTGAACGCAGAATGTTTAAAATTGATGTTGGAAACATGCCAAGTCATATGGCTATGGCATTTGTAGAACGCATTAAAAACGAAATCCATCAGCGTAGAATTCCATCGCTTTATGGTGGCCAATCTATTGTAGATGCCACATACAATCCTTTATCAATGAACGAAGATTATTTCTTCCCGGTGACGGCTGACGGAAGAGGTTCTTCTGTAGAAGTTCTACCTGGTGGACAGAATTTGGGTGAAATCGATGACTTAAGATATTTTAATAATAGATTGGCTCGCGGTTTACGGGTTCCTAGTTCATATTTGCCAACAGGACCCGATGATAATACAACACCTTTAAGCGATGGTCGTGTTGGCACTGCAATGATTCAAGAATTCCGTTTCAATCAATATTGCGAAAGATTACAAAGTTATATTGCAATGAAACTTGATGAAGAATTTAAGTTGTTCTTGCGTTGGAGAGGTTTTAATATTGACAGTGGATTATTTCAATTAAGATTTAATCCTCCACAAAATTTTGCAGCCTATCGTCAAAGTGAATTAGATACTGCGAGAGTCAATACCTTTAGTACAATGGAAGCATTTCCGTATATTTCAAAGCGATTTGCTTTAGAAAGATTCTTAGGTTTAACTGAAGAAGAAATTACTAAGAATGAAGAATTATGGCGTGAAGAAAATGCAGAAACTGAAGATGCAGAACCGCAAGGATCAGATTTGAGAAATATCGGAGTTAGCGTTGGCGATATTGAATCAGATGAACAAGCGGGAGAAGAAATGGAAGCACCAGCTCCTGAAGAAGGGACAGAAGCACCTGCAGGACCTGAAGTAGCAGGACCTGTACAAAGTTCACCCGGTGCCGCAGCACCAACAGGCGCTCCGCCAGCATAAATACATATATGAAACTACTAGAAATGTTTGATCCACCGATAGCAGGTTATCAAGATGTAAATCAAGATAACAGTAAACCTATATGGAAACAGAGTAGAAAAACAAAATTAACATTAAAGCAAATTAGAAAATTGCGTAAAATGATGGATGTTCGTCAATACGAGAAAAAACAATATTTGAAAAAAGTACACAAACAATATGGTGCTAAACCCGAAGGGGAAGGTGCACCTGCTTAATTTGGGTATATCTTTTACAAAAACGCAAAAAAATAGCACTTATTGTGCTATTTTTTTTGATACTCACTAAATAATTATTACAAAGCCATTCTATTCAGGAGAAATTAATAATGGATAACAAAAAATTTGAACAACTTATTGATTTAATAATCAATGAGAATGAAGAACAAGCCCGTGAACTTTTTCACGAAATCGTTGTTGAAAAATCACGTGAAATTTATGAATCTATCATGGATGAAGAAATGATGGGTGAAGGCGGCATGGTAGGCGAAGTAGGCGACTTGATGGATGAAATCAGTGCTGAAGAAGCCGGCGGCATGACTGAAGCCGATGAAGAAGGCGAAATGGAATTCGATGATGAAGAAGAAGTCGTTGACATTGACGCTGATGACATGGGTGACGAAGAAGGTGCTGATGTAGAAGATGCCGTAATTAGAATTGAGGACAAACTAGACCAATTAATGGCAGAGTTTGAGCAAATTATGGGCGGTGGCGATGATGACATGGGTGACGAAGAAGATGTTGCTGACATGGGCGATGAAGACGCTTCCGACGATGAAGAACAAATGATGGAAGAAGAGGACGCTGACCTAGAAGAATCAAGTCATGAAATGGACGAAGATGAGGTTATGGAAGCTATTACTCTTAAGAAAGTTCCAGTAACTCATGGCGACAATGGTGCAAATCCAAAATCAATCGCATTACATGAGCCAAAAATTAAAACTGCTGGTGTAAACCCCGTAAAGTTTAGCGGTCACGATGAAGCTGTACCAACAAGCCCAAAAGGACCAAGCAACGCTTACAGCAAGGGTGAAACACAAGTTAAGGGTGCAGGATCTTTTAAGAATGCCCCAGCGCAAGCCAGTCAAGACCTAGAAAAAGCTCCTAAGCCAGTAACATCACAAGCAAGTGGTGTAAACACTAAGAGTGTTGTAGAGTCTAAAAAGACTGTTAAAAGAATTATTAAGTAAGGGAACTGAGAGCAAATGGCTTTGTATCTCAAAGAGCATCTAACTTTCGACCGAGCCGGTATGGTGGTTGAAAGCGAGGGTGACGGCGACAAGAAGAATCTCTATATGAAAGGGATCTTCATTCAGGGTGGGGTAAAAAACGCAAATGAGCGTGTTTACCCCGTTTCTGAAATAGAAACCGCTGTTCAAACTCTTAATGAACAGATTCAATCTGGTTACTCAGTTTTAGGTGAAGTAGATCATCCAGATGATCTAAAAATAAATTTAGACCGTGTATCACACATGATTACTAGTATGTGGATGGACGGTGCAAACGGATTCGGTAAATTAAAAATACTTCCTACTCCAATGGGTGAGCTAGTCAAAACCATGTTGCAGAGTGGAGTTAAGTTAGGTGTTTCAAGTCGTGGCAGCGGTAATGTCAACGATTTGGATGGCCGAGTCAGTGACTTTGAAATAGTCACTGTAGATATTGTCGCTCAACCAAGTGCTCCTAATGCATATCCGAAAGCAATTTATGAAGGCATGATGAATATGCGTCATGGTCATAAATTGATGGATATTGCTAAAGAAGCCCGCGGTGACAAAAAAGTACAGAGATATTTGGCTGAGGAAGTAAAACGCCTCATCAAGGATCTCAAAATCAAATAAAGGGGAATAAGCATGTTTGATGCTATCAAACCATTACTTGAGAGCGGCTTGATCAATGAGGATATCGGGCAACAGTTAAATGAAGCCTGGGAAGCCAAGTTGTATGAAGCACGTGAGCAAGTTCGTGCAGAATTACGAGAAGAATTCGCACAACGATATGAGCATGACAGAACTGTGATGGTTGAAGCCCTTGACAAGATGGTAACAGACAGTCTTTCAAATGAAATTGAAGAATTTCACACAGAAAGACAGGCAATGAACGAAGAACGTGCACAGGCACAACAAAAGTTGCGTGAAAATGCTGTAAAATTTAATGACTTTATGGTTACTAAATTAGCAGAAGAAATTCGTGAACTCCGCACAGATCGTAAAGCAATGAAAGAAAGCCAAGAAAAATTGGAACAATTTATTGTACACGCTCTAGCAAGAGAAATCAAAGAGTTCTCACAAGATAAACAAGCTGTTGTTGAAGCTAAAGTCAAATTGGTTGCAGAAGGTCGCAAACAATTAGAAGCACTTAAACAGAAATTTGTTGCCGAAAGTGCTAAGAAAGTCGGTAGCACTATTGCCAATCATCTTAAGGGTGAATTATCACAACTCAAAGAAGATATTCAACTTGCCCGTGAAAACAATTTCGGTCGCAAGCTCTTTGAGGCATTTGCAAGTGAATTCAGTGTAACTCATTTAAATGAGAAAGCTGAAACTCGCAAACTAGTAGCACAGCTACAAGAAAAAGATCAAAAATTAGCAGAGGCAGTTAGTACAATTAACAATGCTAAAAAATTGGTCGAAAGTAAAGAACGTGAGGTTCGAATCATTAAAGAGTCTAATCAACGTGAAAAAATGATGAGTGAATTACTTGCTCCATTAAACGAAGAAAAGGCACAAACAATGAAGAGCCTACTAGAAAGTGTGCAGACACCAAAATTGAAAGCCACTTTTGATAAGTATCTACCAGCAGTTCTCAACTCTGGCGCTGAAAAGAAAGTTGTTGGAAAACAAAATCTTTCAGAATCAAAGATGATAAGTGAAGTTACTGGTGATAAATCTGCCAAGAAAGAAGTTGAAGTGGATGAAGTTACAAATAACTTAATCGACTTTAAGCGTTTGGCAGGGCTATAAAAAACGACATTATTAGGAGAAAGATAACATGTCTAAAGTTTTATTAGAAAGCCGTTGGGACGAGACTAAAGATGCCCTGTTAGAAGGCTTAAAGGGCACTCGCCGCTCAACAATGAGTGTTCTCTTAGAGAATACTAAAAAGCAACTACTTGCTGAATCTTCAGCAGGTACAACTACAGCTGGTAATATCGCAACATTAAACCGCGTTATTCTTCCAGTGATCCGTCGTGTAATGCCAACAGTTATTGCTAACGAGTTGGTAGGCGTTCAGCCAATGACAGGACCAGTTGGCCAAATTCACACATTGCGTGTTCGTTATGCCAACAGCTTGACAGACAACAGTGCAGCACAAACAAGTGTTATCGCTGGTGAAGAAGCATTAAGCCCATTCAAGATTGCTCAAGCATATTCACGTCAGCCAAGTGGTGCTGCTGGTGATACAGCAACAGCATACACAGGTAACAACACTGCTGCTCTAGAAGGCAACGGTGGTCGTCAGATCAGCGTTCAAATCTTGAGACAGGCTGTTGAAGCTAAGAGCCGTAAGTTACAGGCACGTTGGACATTCGAAGCTGCTCAAGACGCACAAAGCCAACATGGTATTGACGTCGAAGCAGAAATCATGGCAGCTTTAGCACAAGAAATTACTGCTGAAATTGACCAAGAAATTCTATTGTCTTTAGCAACATTAGCATCAACTGAGTTTACATACAACCAAGCAACAGTATCAGGTACTGCTACTTACGTTGGTGACGAACACGCTGCTTTAGCTGTTCTAATCAACCGTGTTGCAAACTTGATTGCCCAGCGTACACGTCGTGGCGCAGGTAACTGGTGTGTTGTCAGCCCAGCTAGCTTGACTGTTCTACAGTCTGCTACAACATCAGCATTTGCTCGTACCACAGAAGGTACATTCGAAGCACCTACAAATACTAAGTTTGTCGGTACATTGAACGGTGCAATGCGTGTATTTGTAAACAGCTATGCTCCTGATACACAACCTGTTCTAGTTGGTTACAAAGGTTCAAGCGAAACTGACGCAGCAGCGTTCTATTGCCCATACATTCCATTGATGAGCAGTGGCGTTGTTCTTGATCCAACATCATTCGAACCAGTCGTATCGTTCATGACACGTTATGGCTATATCGAATTAACAAACACAGCATCATCGTTCGGTAATGCTGCTGACTATGTTGGTGAGATCGCAGTTCAGAACTTGACATTCCAATAATCAAATCTTCTTTCGGGATGGGAAGGCAATTAAGCGCACTTTATGTGCGCTTTTTTGTGGCTAAATAAACTATGATTGAAATCTTATACACCCTCATAGCAACACACATTACTATTATATGTGTAACATTATTCTTACATCGTGGTCAAGCACATAAAGGAATACAATTTCACCCAGTGCTTAGTCACTTCATGCGATTTTGGTTATGGCTGACAACAGGCATGGTTACTAAAGAATGGGTTGCTATCCATCGTAAACATCATCGTTTTAGTGATCAATTTAATGATCCGCATAGCCCTAAAGTTTACGGTATATTAAATGTTTTATGTAAAGGAGCATTTCTATATGCAAATGCAGCAAAAGATAAAGATATGGTTAGTACATATGGTGTTGGTACTCCTGATGATTTTATTGAGCATAAGTTATACACACCTTTCAATGGACTTGGCATTATTATTTTACTTGTGTTGAATGTTTTATTGTTTGATTATTGGGGACTTCTTATTTGGGGTATTCAAATGATTTGGATACCTTTCTGGGCGGCAGGAGTAATCAATGGCATCGGGCATTATTTCGGCTATCGTAATGGCGAAACAAAAGATAATAGTAGAAATATATCACCATGGGGAATTATAATAGGAGGTGAAGAACTTCATAACAATCATCACCTTGATCCTGCCAGTGTTAAACTTAGTAGAAGAACTTTTGAATTTGATATAGGATATTTTTATTGTAAAATATTTGAAAGTTTAAATCTTTTAACTATAAAATCACATCAGCATCAACAGTAATATCCATAATATTTTTTTTCTTTTCTCGCAATCTTTTTTGATGCAATCTATTACAATTTGCACATAAAGTTTTTAAATTTGTTTTTTCTTTATTCTTTTTATTGCCATCTTTGTAAATTACATCAAGTTGACATTTATCTTCAGGTATAAATCCACATTTTTCGCACTTGTTTTTTTTATGTAACAGATAACCGAATCGTGAATTGTAGGCAGCTTTAGCGCAACTAGAACAGTATTTGTGCCACTTTTGAAACCCGTGTTTACTTGTTCCATTAGGTTTAGCTAATGACACTTTGCATTGTTCACATAGTGGTCGGTGTGGTTGTCTGGTCAACATAAAAAGATATCCAAAGTACTTTATTCTTAAATATTATTTAATTGGTTGAGATAAATATAGTAAATGAGACTATATTATTAGGATAAAACATGGCAGCTCAACCGTTTAACTCTCTGGGTGGCTTTAGCGTAGGCATACCCGGCAACACTGTAATCGCAGCAAATGGTAATGTAGTTACCAATGTAATGGTACCGACTGGTAATGTTGTTGCAAACAACGTTACAGCAAATACTGTTACAAATACAGGTACTGCAAATTTAGGACCAGTCGGTAATGTAAAAATACTGGGTGGCACTAATGGCTACTTCTTGCAAACTGATGGCACAGGCAACCTTACATGGGCTGCTGGTGGCGGAGGTGGAGGAAGTGGAGTACCTGGTGGTGCAAACACTCAAGTTCAATTTAATGACTCGGGAGCATTTGGCGGAGACGCTAATTTTACCTTTGATAAAACAACAGGAACACTTACTGTTGATTATGTAGTCAGCAATTTTGATGTAACTGCTAATGTTGTTTATGCTAACTATTTGTATGGTGATGGTAGTAATATTACTGGTATAGTAGGACTATCAGGTTATAGTGGTGCTAGTGGCACATCAGGTTATTCAGGAGCACAAGGTACATCAGGTTTTAGTGGTAGATCAGGTTTTAGCGGAGCACAAGGCGCTTCTGGTTTCTCAGGACCGAGCGGTTTTTCTGGTTTCTCAGGACATACCGGTTTAAGCGGTATTAGCGGACGATCAGGTTTTAGTGGTGTTTCAGGTCACAGTGGTGCGAGTGGAACATCAGGTTGGTCAGGTGCATCAGGTCAACTAGGCTTAAGTGGCGTATCAGGTATTTCAGGATATAGTGGATCAGGTATAAGTGGATTTAGTGGTACAACTGGTATAAGTGGTTATTCAGGACCTTCTGGATGGTCCGGAGCAAGTGGTCAAGTAGGTACATCTGGTGCTAGCGGTACATCGGGTTTTAGTGGCAGATCAGGTTTTAGCGGTGCCAGTGGGACTAGTGGGACTAGTGGGACTAGTGGCGTAAGCGGCTGGTCAGGCACAACTGGTATAAGCGGAGCGTCAGGTCAATCAGGTTTTAGTGGTTCAGGTATAAGCGGCTACAGTGGTACATCTGGTGCATCAGGTCAACAGGGTTTAAGTGGTGTCTCGGGACGATCAGGTTTTAGTGGCTCAGGTATCAGTGGATATTCAGGAGCATCTGGATCGTTAGGCCCGTCAGGTATATCTGGTTTCTCAGGACCAAGTGGAGTATCAGGTTTCTCAGGACCAAGTGGAGTATCAGGTTTCTCAGGACCAAGTGGATTCTCAGGACCAAGTGGAGTGTCTGGATTCTCGGGACCAAGTGGAGTATCAGGTTTCTCTGGACCAAGTGGAGTATCAGGTTTCTCTGGACCAAGTGGAGTGTCTGGATTCTCGGGACCAAGTGGAGTATCAGGTTTCTCTGGACCAAGTGGAGTGTCTGGTGCTAGTGGTGTTAGCGGTTTTTCAGGTGCAGGAATTACAATAGGTGGTTCTGTTTTTGATTATACTTTCTTGCCTAACGGAATCCCCTCAGGCACTGTGTATATTGTTGAAAATGCAGGTGGAGGTTATAATGCAGGAGATGGTGCAGTAAGTAATGGAGATAACACTTGGACGAATATCGGTCCATTACAAGGACCTTCTGGTGTAAGTGGTTTTTCAGGCTTTAGTGGATCAGGTATAAGTGGTTTTTCAGGCACATCTGGTATAAGTGGTATATCAGGACATTCAGGTTTATCCGGAACGTCAGGTTTGTCAGGTGTAAGTGGATTCAGTGGACCGTCTGGATTCTCTGGAGATTCTGGATTATCAGGTGAATCAGGTGTAAGTGGATTTAGTGGATCAGGTGTAAGTGGATTCTCAGGAGAATCAGGAGAATCAGGATTCTCAGGTACGACTGGTATAAGCGGATATTCAGGATTATCAGGTGATTCTGGAATTACTGGTGTAAGTGGATTTAGTGGAACTTCTGGACAATCTGGATTAAGTGGATTTAGTGGTGTCAGTGGGGCATCCGGGGAAAGTGGTGTCAGTGGGGCATCCGGGGAAAGTGGTCAATCTGGTACAAGTGGTTTTAGTGGTGAATCAGGCACAACAGGTGTAAGTGGAGAGTCAGGTGCGTCTGGTATAAGTGGCACATCAGGATTTACTGGTGTAAGTGGATTCAGTGGTGCATCAGGTGTAAGTGGCACATCGGGACATTCAGGAGAATCAGGGGCGTCTGGTATTAGTGGTTTGTCAGGTACTTCAGGATATAGCGGTGAATCTGGTACTTCAGGTCTATCAGGCACATCTGGTGTAAGTGGAACATCTGGATTTACAGGTGTAAGTGGATGGTCAGGCGAATCAGGTTCATCAGGACATTCTGGAGAAAGCGGCACCTCTGGATGGAGTGGAGAATCTGGTCAATCAGGTACTAGTGGTACATCGGGACATTCAGGAGAATCAGGGGCGTCTGGTATTAGTGGCACATCAGGATTTACTGGTGTCAGTGGATGGTCTGGTGAAAGCGGGGTATCTGGGCATTCAGGTGAATCAGGTTCCTCAGGTATTTCAGGCTTCTCAGGTTCAGGTATTAGTGGTTTTTCAGGTGAATCAGGTACAACTGGTGTAAGTGGATTCAGCGGAGCTAGTGGTACATCTGGTACAAGTGGTACTCCTGGCATAAGCAGTACAATATTTGAGTATACTGCTGACGCTAATAGTCAAACCCCACCACCTGCTAGTGGTTACATTCAATACGATAACTCTGTTCAAACAAGCGCAACAAACCTATATGTCAATATGACCACTAACGATGGTATTGATATTGATATTTTCCTAGCACTATTACAAGATACTGAAGTTATTACATTACAGGATAAGGCTCAAAGCGCCAATTATCAGCGTTGGGAGATAAACGGCACACCTACAAATAATACAGGTTACTGGACTATTCCAGTAACTTTATTAGCCTCAGGTGGAACAGGCACTTCCGGCTTTGCAAATGGTCTTGAACTCATTTTAGCTTTAGTTCAAGGTGTTAGTGGTCATTCAGGTGTTTCAGGAGCATCAGGTGTAAGTGGTTTCTCTGGATACTCAGGACCCTCTGGTATAAGTGGTTATAGCGGAGAATCAGGAATAAGCGGCATATCCGGAGAATCAGGTTTTAGTGGAACATCTGGTGAATCGGGGACATCAGGCTTCAGTGGCGCCACTGGTATTAGTGGACAATCAGGTACTTCAGGTTATAGTGGAGAGTCGGGAGAATCAGGCACATCAGGTATAAGTGGCACTTCAGGCTTTAGTGGATTAAGTGGTTGGAGCGGCGAATCCGGTCAATCAGGTACAAGTGGATTAAGCGGTACTTCAGGTTGGTCAGGAGAATCTGGTCTATCTGGCACTTCGGGATTTAGTGGAGTTTCAGGATTTAGTGGCATAAGTGGTACTTCAGGGGTATCAGGAACTTCTGGTGAATCTGGTACTTCAGGTTGGTCAGGTGATTCAGGTCAATCTGGTACTTCAGGCTTTAGTGGAGAGTCAGGAACTTCTGGTGAATCTGGTGTTAGTGGTACAAGTGGATTCAGTGGTACTTCTGGTATAAGTGGATTTACAGGCGTAAGCGGTACTTCTGGTGTATCAGGAACATCAGGCTTTAGTGGAGCTTCTGGAACAAGTGGCTTATCAGGACATAGCGGAACATCAGGTGAATCAGGTTTCAGTGGAACATCAGGTGAATCAGGTTTCAGTGGTACTTCTGGAGAGTCTGGAGTAAGTGGATTTACTGGAGTAAGTGGATTCTCAGGTGAGTCAGGTACCTCAGGCTTGAGTGGTACATCTGGTACATCTGGATTAAGTGGTTTCAGTGGTTCAGGTATCAGTGGTTATTCAGGCGTATCTGGTATCAGTGGTTATAGTGGCACATCTGGTCTATCAGGTTACTCTGGTAAATCAATTCAATTATCTGGAAGTGTATATGATTATACATATTTACCAGGCGGTGCAGCAGCAGGCGATTTATATCTGATTCAAAATGCAGGTGGCGGATACAATGCAGGTGACGGTGCAGTTAGTGATGGATTAGGAAACTGGACTAATGTTGGACCTATACAAGGTCCATCAGGCTTTAGTGGAGTTTCAGGATTTAGCGGTTCCGGCATAAGTGGATTTACAGGCGTAAGCGGATATTCAGGTGAGTCCGGTATAAGTGGGTTCTCAGGGGAATCTGGCGTTTCAGGATTTAGTGGTGAATCCGGTACATCAGGTTATAGTGGTGCTTCAGGCACCTCAGGATGGACAGGTGTATCAGGACAATCAGGAACATCAGGTTATAGTGGAACATCAGGCTGGTCCGGTGAATCGGGTACAAGTGGAACAAGTGGTACAAGTGGTACATCAGGAGAATCAGGTACTTCAGGTATAAGCGGATTTAGTGGTGAATCAGGTGTAAGTGGTTGGTCAGGTGAGTCAGGTACATCAGGAGAATCAGGTACATCAGGTGTAAGTGGCACTTCAGGCTGGAGCGGCGAATCAGGAACTTCTGGCACATCAGGTGAAAGTGGATTTAGTGGAGAATCAGGTCAATCAGGTACAAGTGGCATAAGTGGTTTCAGTGGCGAAACCGGTGTAAGCGGTTGGAGTGGTGAATCAGGTGTTAGTGGAACATCAGGATGGAGTGGTGAATCGGGACAATCAGGAGAATCAGGCATAAGTGGCTGGTCAGGTGAATCAGGTGTATCAGGATTTAGCGGCGAATCAGGTACTACAGGTATAAGTGGTTGGTCAGGTGAATCAGGTACAAGTGGTGAATCAGGCATAAGTGGTTGGTCAGGAGAATCAGGTGTAAGTGGTTGGTCAGGTGTATCAGGTGTATCAGGATTTAGCGGAGAATCAGGCATAAGTGGTTGGTCAGGTGAATCAGGTATTTCAGGCACTACTGGTGTTAGTGGATTTAGTGGCACTTCAGGTATAAGTGGTACTTCTGGTGCTACTGGCGTAAGTGGTTGGTCAGGTGAATCAGGTACTACTGGTGTAAGCGGATGGTCAGGAGAATCAGGAACTTCTGGTTTAAGTGGAACATCTGGTGTGTCAGGTACATCAGGATTTACAGGTGTGTCAGGTTGGAGTGGTGAATCTGGTACTTCTGGTACTTCTGGTACTACTGGCGTAAGTGGTTGGTCAGGAGAATCAGGTACTACTGGTGTAAGTGGATTCAGTGGAACTAGCGGTACAAGCGGTATAAGTGGTATATCAGGGGCAAGTGGTCAAACTGGTGATCGTTATGCTACAACTAGCAATTCACTATTAACTATTGGTTTAGGTTCACAAACATTATCTGTTGCTACAGGACTTGCCTATACAATAAATCAAGACGTTGTTATTGCTTACGATAATAGCAATGATATGAACGGTCCTATTACAAGCTATAATCCTGGTACAGGTGTTATGGTTGTTAATGTTATAGAAATTAACGGATCAGGAACATACAGCAGCTGGACAATTAACTTAGATGGAGCAGTTGGTCCTCAAGGTGATTCAGGTTTAAGTGGAACTTCAGGTTACACTGGTATAAGTGGTTTCTCAGGTGAATCAGGTGTAAGTGGTTTCTCAGGTGAATCAGGTGTAAGTGGTTGGTCAGGAGAATCAGGCACTTCAGGACATTCAGGTGAAAGTGGAACATCTGGTTGGAGTGGTGAATCAGGAGTTTCAGGTACTTCAGGATTTAGTGGAGAATCAGGTACAAGTGGAACAAGCGGTACATCTGGTGTATCAGGTACTTCAGGATTTACCGGAGTATCAGGATGGAGTGGAGAATCAGGAGCATCCGGCACATCCGGCACATCAGGATTTAGTGGTACATCAGGTGAATCAGGAACTTCTGGCACATCAGGTGAAAGTGGAACATCCGGTACAAGCGGAACATCAGGATTCACAGGCGTAAGCGGATTTACCGGTGTTTCAGGATTCAGTGGCACATCAGGTTATTCAGGTGCAAGCGGTACTAGTGGTGCAACAGCATCAACGCTTACTTTCCAAAATGCTGCACCAAATATGACCTCAGAGGGTGATAGTGTAGAAAAAATTGGCGCAGATAATTCAGCAACTACCTCATACACTGATCAGGCTTATCCCGGAGCTGCAACTACATTTAAAGTAAATCTAGCTGCAACATTTGGACAATTGATCGGTTTAGGAGCAGCTGGCTTTACAGCTCCTACATATGCATTCTACTTTGATACAACAGGAGATGTATACGCATATGACAATGCCTCACTAAGCGTATCACCAATCGGCACATATAGCGCAACAAGTACATATCAAGTAATTTTATCTGGTAATGCTTCGCAATGGATTATTGATGGAACATCAGTATATACATCTGCCGGAGCTGCAGGCATGTGGCACGCTAAAGTTACATTAGTCAAAGTAGGTGATATAACATCTAATATAACCTTAACGGCAGCTGTTCCTGGTCAATCAGGATACAGTGGCGCTTCAGGTACTACAGGTATAAGTGGTTTTAGTGGTGCTTCAGGTACTACAGGTATAAGTGGTTTTAGTGGCACATCTGGCATTTCAGGTACATCAGGAGAATCTGGTGTTAGTGGCTGGAGCGGAGAATCAGGTACATCAGGAGAGTCTGGTGTTAGTGGATTTAGTGGAACATCAGGTCAATCAGGTACTAGTGGAGAATCAGGAACATCGGGAACTACTGGTGTTAGTGGTTGGAGTGGTGAATCCGGTACTACAGGTGTTAGCGGATTTAGTGGTGAATCAGGCGTAAGTGGTTGGTCAGGCACAACAGGTATATCAGGAACTTCTGGTACATCAGGAGAATCAGGTACATCAGGAGAATCAGGTACATCAGGTACTAGTGGTTACACAGGCGTAAGTGGCTGGTCAGGTACAACAGGTATATCAGGAACTTCGGGAACTACAGGTGTTAGTGGTTGGAGTGGTGAATCCGGTACTACAGGTATAAGCGGAACATCAGGATTTAGCGGAACATCCGGTACAAGCGGAACATCAGGAACATCAGGAACTACAGGTGTTAGTGGTTGGAGTGGTGAATCAGGTATTTCTGGTGTTAGTGGCTTTAGCGGTACAAGTGGTACATCAGGTGAAAGCGGTACATCAGGAATATCAGGAACAAGCGGTACATCAGGAACTTCAGGATGGAGCGGAGAGTCAGGACATACAGGTGTTAGCGGATACAGTGGCACATCTGGTTGGAGTGGTGAATCAGGTGCTTCTGGTACTACAGGTGTTAGCGGATTTAGCGGTACATCAGGTACATCAGGTACATCAGGTGTAAGTGGATATTCTGGTGCAAGTGGTGCAAGTGGTGCAAGTGGCGCGCCAGGTGTCTCAAGCACTATATTTGAATACACAATTGATGCAAACAGTCAAACACCTCCGCCAGCTAGTGGACATATTCAATACAATACTGGTACACAAACAAGTGCTACTAACTTGTATGTAAACATGACTACAAACGATGGTATTGATATTGACATCTTCCTAGCATTATTGCAACAAACTGAAAATATTACATTACAGGATAAAGCACAAAGTGCTAACTTCCAAACATTTACTATTACAGGTACTCCAACTAACAACACAGGTTATTGGACAATTCCTGTATCGTTAGTAACATCAGGTGGCACCGGTACTTCAGGATTTGCAAATAACTTAGAAATTATTCTTGCTCTTGTACAAGGTGTTTCAGGATTCTCAGGTATTAGTGGTGCTAGCGGTACTTCAGGTACATCGGGTATTAGTGGATATACAGGTATATCAGGTATTAGCGGTGTATCAGGTATAAGCGGATACACAGGTGTAAGCGGTGTAAGTGGTTGGTCAGGTGAATCAGGCATAAGTGGTACATCAGGAGAGAGTGGAACATCAGGTTGGTCGGGTGTGTCTGGATTTACTGGCGTCAGTGGATACAGTGGCACTTCGGGTACAAGCGGTATATCAGGTACAACAGGTATATCAGGAACTAGTGGATTTACAGGTGTTAGTGGTTGGAGTGGTGAATCTGGTACTTCTGGCACTTCTGGTACAACTGGTGTTTCAGGATATTCAGGCACCACAGGTATTAGTGGATATAGTGGTGCTTCAGGAACTACTGGCGTAAGTGGTTGGTCAGGTACTACTGGCGTAAGTGGTTGGTCAGGTGCATCAGGTACTACTGGTGTAAGTGGTTGGTCAGGTGCATCAGGTACTACTGGTATAAGTGGAACATCAGGCTGGTCAGGTACTACTGGTGTATCAGGAACATCAGGCTGGTCAGGTACTACTGGCGTAAGTGGTTGGTCAGGTGCATCAGGTACTACTGGTGTAAGTGGTTGGTCAGGTGCATCAGGTACTACTGGTATAAGTGGAACATCAGGCTGGTCAGGTACTACTGGTGTATCAGGAACATCAGGCTGGTCAGGTGCATCAGGTACTACAGGCGTGAGTGGTACAACAGGTATAAGTGGATTCAGTGGAACAACCGGCGTATCAGGTTGGTCAGGCACTACTGGTGTAAGTGGTTGGTCAGGTGCATCAGGTACTACTGGTGTAAGTGGTTGGTCAGGTGCATCAGGTACTACTGGTGTAAGTGGAACATCAGGTTGGTCAGGTGCATCAGGTACTACTGGCGTAAGTGGTTGGTCAGGTGCATCAGGTACTACTGGTGTCAGTGGTTGGTCAGGTACAACTGGTATATCAGGTACATCGGGTTGGAGTGGTGCATCAGGAACAACAGGCGTAAGTGGCTGGAGTGGCGCCTCAGGTACTACTGGTGTAAGTGGTTGGTCAGGTGCTAGTGGCACAACAGGCGTAAGTGGTTGGTCGGGTACAACTGGTATATCAGGAACATCAGGCACAACTGGTGTAAGTGGTTGGTCAGGTGCTAGTGGCACAACAGGCGTAAGTGGTTGGTCAGGCGCAAGTGGCACAACAGGTATTTCTGGATATTCAGGACCTCAAGGTAATAAAGCCGGTGTAAGATATTATTTTGATTCCACTACAACAGCTGGTATTGGTAGCAATGGTAGCGTAAGATTTAATAGTGGTACAATAGGTTTAGTAACTGCAATTTATGTAAACGATCTTAATGTAAGTGGCGTTGATTTCTCTGCTTGGTTAGCATCTTTTGCATCAAGTTCTAGTGTTAATAAAGGGCAATTTGTTGTTACGAATAACTCTAACGCAAGCACAGTTCAGGCAATATTCAATGTTACGGCTGCTACAGATAATACAACCTATTACACACTAACAGTAACTTATGTATCTGGTACTATCCCAGCAAATAATGATGCACTTGTTATTAATTTTAATAGAACAGGCGATAGCGGTACATCAGGTTGGTCAGGAACTACAGGTGTTTCAGGAACGTCAGGATGGTCAGGCACTACTGGTATAAGCGGAACCTCAGGATGGTCAGGTGCTAGTGGCACTACAGGCGTAAGTGGATTTAGTGGCACTTCAGGTACAACAGGCGTAAGCGGCTGGTCAGGTGCTAGTGGCACTACTGGTGTATCAGGATGGTCAGGCACTACTGGTGTATCAGGATGGTCAGGCACTACTGGTGTATCAGGTACATCAGGAACTACTGGTGTATCAGGTTGGTCAGGTACTACTGGTATTTCAGGAACATCAGGATTTAGTGGCACTACTGGTGTATCAGGTTGGTCAGGTACTACCGGTATAAGTGGTAGATCAGGATGGAGTGGCGTAAGTGGTTGGTCGGGTGTCAGTGGATTTACAGGTGTATCTGGATTTACTGGAACATCAGGATTCTCTGGTCAAGCAGGCCCAAGTACAGCAATCAATGCTACTGATGATAACAGTACAGTAGCATTGTACCCAGTTATGGTCGGCGCGGCAGGCTCAAGTCAAACACCTAAAGTTGATGTTGCAACAACTCCTCTTGTTTATAACGCAAGTACAGGTGCATTCAGTGCTATATATTTCGATTTTGGAACAACAGATACTATATCGGCAGCAGGCTCTAATCAAGGAACAGCAACGGCTCTTACTACAGCTATTAATAATGTCACTACAGTAGCTGCAAGTACAGGCGTTAGATTACCAGATTGCGTACAAGGTCTTCGTGTTGTAGTAAGAAACGGTGGTGCAAACGCATTGCTAGTGTATCCAAATACAAGTGATCAAATTAATGCATTGGCTGCGAATGCAGGATTTACATTAGCTGTCGGCGGATGTGTAGAATTTATAGCTATGAATGCTACAAACTGGTATACATTGAACGCAACTTATGCTTAAAATTTAATGCCCAATTACTACAATCATAAGTAGTAAGAGGGCATTTCATGAAATATAGCATTGTCATACCTACATATAATAATTGCGATAAATTTTTAAAACCCTGCTTGGATGCGGTTTTTAAATATTCCTATTTACAAGATATAGAATTAATTATATCTGCCAACGGATGTACAGATAATACTTCAGAGTTTTTAACTAAATTACAGCAAACTTTTGCATATTTGGGTTTAGAAAAACATTTGAAAATAATTTGGAATGAGCAAGCATTGGGTTATGCTAGAGCCACTAATATTGGTATAATGCAAGCAACTTGTGATAAATTAGTAATGTTAAACAACGATGCAATTTTATTACCTCAAGTAAAAGGTGATTGGTTGCGTATGTTGCATAGTGGATTTGAAAGTAATCCTAAATGCGGAATAACATGTTCACTAAAAAAATATAGTGAAATTACAAAAATGTATTTTGGCATTTTCTTTTGTGTAATGATTGATAGAAAAGTAATTAATGAAGTTGGATTATTAGACGAAGAATATATTACCGGCGGAAATGAAGATATAGATTTTTGTGCAGCCGCACAAATATTAGGATACGAAGTTGTACAACCTATTCCTTTAGTTTGGAATCAAGACATTAAACTTCATGTGGGTGCTTTTCCGTTATGGCATCAAGGCGAAGGTACTGTGCATAATCCCGAATTAGTAAGTGATTGGGAAAGAACATTTAGGCGCAATGAATTAAGATTAGCGCAGAAATATAATAACATGGAATGGTACGAAAAGTACAAACATACAGTTTAAAGGATGATAATGAAATATAGTGTTGTAATTCCGACATACAATCATTGCGATGATTTATTAAAACCATGCATTGAGTCAATTTTTAAGTTTAGTTACATTACAGATGTTGAATTAATTATATCAGCAAATGGCTGTGTGGATGGCACTAGACAATACTGTGATTCATTGCGTGAAAAATTTGATTTGTTAGGACTGAGTGATAACTTAAAAATAGTTTGGAACGATGCTCCTTTGGGATATTCAAGGGCATGTAATGCAGGTATTGAGGTAGCTACATGTCCACTTATTGTATTATTAAACAATGATACAGTTTTATTAGAACAACATAAAAATCGTTGGTTAGATCAATTAGCTTCAGTTTTCACAAACAATGAAAAAGCAGGTATAAGCTGTTTAATTAAAAGTGAAAGTGAACCGGCTGGACATGATTTTGCAATCTTTTTCTGTGTAATGATTCATAGACGAGTATTTGATAAGATAGGGTTGTTAAGTCTTGATTATGGTGCTGGTGGAGGGGAAGATACAGAATTTAGTATTGAATGTGAAAGAGCAGGGTTTGAAGTTTTAGAATGCGTTGAAAAGAAATGGAATCCAGCAGCCGGTATGTATTGCGGTGATTTCCCTATATATCATAAAGGCGAAGGTACTGTTCATGATAAATCGCTTGTTCCTGAATGGGAAGATATTTTCTTAACAAACTCTCTTACACTCGCTAGAAAATATAATCCACGATGGTATCAATGGAGACTTAGTAATTACTGGGAAAGAGCAGTATTTTTTAAAGGTGATGAAATTGCACCTAGAGAAATAACAAGATATTCATGGGCAGCACAAAATATCTTAGGAACAAAAGTTTTTGAATTGGGATGCTCTAGCGGATATGGAGTTCAGTTCTTACCCGAGAATATAGATTATACAGGACTTGATTATGATAAAAGAATTATTCCTGTAGCAAGAGAACAAAAATGGCGTGACAAAGGTGTAACATTTGTACATGGTGATATTAACACCTATGAATTAGGTCAATATGATACAATCATTGCATTTGAAGTTATAGAACATTTAGACAATGGATTAGAAATCGTTGAAAAACTTAAAAAACATTGTAAACGATTGATGATTACTGTACCTATGTTAGAAACACCTGGTCTTTGGGGACCGCATCATAAAATACATAACTTAGATGAATCATACTTTCCTGGTTTCAAATTTAAATTTATAGCGCCTGATGGAAGTTTAAGAGATGAACCGCATAATCGCGGAGACAAAGAAAATATTAATCTTATGTTATGTGTATGGGATAAAGATATGAACGATAGTGTATCATTGGATTTCTTAAAAGAACAGGATGCTAATATGCATCGTGAAGTTGTCGAAAGTAATCAATATCATTTAAATAAACAAAATATGCGTGATAGAATTGTTATAGATATTGGTGCAAATATTGGCGCGTTTGCATTATATGCAGCAACTTTAGGTGCCAAACAAGTTGTAGCAGTAGAACCAATCAGTATGTCATATAATACTTTTCTTAAAAATATTTCACGAACAGGTTTATCAACAATTACTACACACAAGAAACTAGTTAGTGATAAAGGCAACCAATTTATTAAAGTTAGTATCAACGATAATGCAGGTGCTAATAGCATGTATAATGTTTCTGATAATTTTGAAGTTGTAGAAACCATGACATTTAGAGATATCATGAATCAAATAGCAGGACATGACATACTATTAAAATTAGACTGCGAAGGAGCAGAATACGACATAATTTTAAATGCCGATCCAATGGATATGGTACGCATTAATGAAATTATGATGGAAGTACATACAGATTTACACCCTAAACATAAAGGTCGTGAAATTATTGAAAAGAAATTGAAAGAATTTGGATTCAATAATATAGATACAAAACAAATTTATTATTGGGATTATGATCAACACGGCAATAGAATAAATTGGCGTGAGGCACCATTTAGTAATCAACATTGGAAAAAATGAAAAAAGAAATACTTTGCTCAATTTCTACTAGAGGTAGATACGATACAACATTGCCTTTAGCAATATCTTCTGTTATAACACAGACTATGAAACCAGATTATCTTATCATACAAGATGATAATGATCCTCCTAGAGATGTTAGAGACCAACAGCATTATACCTATCTCTTTCAAATTCTCAGCGAATGTGGAGTAGGTTGGGAATGGCTTTATGCTGAAAAGAAAGGTCAACATCACAATCATCAAAGAGCAAATCATATGGGGTATAAATGGGTTTGGCGACTGGATGATGACACAGTAGCTGACAGTAATGTTTTAGAACAGTTGTATACACATGCTACTATTGAAGAAAATGTAGGTGCAGTCGGTGGATCAGTGTTGACTCCTCCTAGTATGGGCGTTGTAAATGCAACAGGAAAAATAGAAAATATTTATAACGAAGCAAATTTGCAATGGGGAATGATTACAGAGAAAAAAGAAGTAGACCATCTGCATTGTTCTTTTTTATATAGGGCAGGTGTAGCAGACTACAATCTTGCATTATCTAGAATTGCACATAGAGAAGAAACATTATTTACATATGAACTTAAAAAGCGCGGATATAAAAATTATGTTGTTCCGCATGCAATTACATGGCATTTAAAGAATAAACAAGGTGGCATACGAGATGGTGTAAGCGAAATGTTTGAACATGATGAGAGAATTTTTCAAAACATCATGAATTTTAAAGATCAAACAATTGTAATACTTGATTGCGGCATGGGTGATCATATTGTTTTTAAACGAATATTACCTCTTATTAAGAATCCTGTAGTCTTTAGTTGCTACCCAGAAATTATTCCTGGTCGTAGTATAGCAGAAGCCAAAGCATTATTGGGTGATATACATGAATACAATGTATATGCACATATGGATCGTTGGAATTGGACTGGCTCACTAGAAGATGCATATAAAAAATTCTATAATGTATCATGATAAAACTTAACTTAGGTAGCGGCGGCGATTACATCGACGGTTTCATAAATATTGACTTATATGCTGAAAAGGCAGATGAGAGATATGATATTTCTAAATTAAAGTATGACGATAACAGTATAGATGAAATACGGGCATACCATGTGATAGAACATTTTGATTATTTACAAGCTCATGATGTTTTAAAAGAATGGTGTCGTGTACTTAAACCAAATGGAATCATACGAATTGAAACACCTGATTTTTTAGAATCATGTAAGGCATTTATAAACACCGATCAAGATGGTAGATGGAATTTATATGGACATTTTTTTTCTACTGCATGGTTAAATCCTGGACTAGTACATAAATTTTTATATACTGAATTTGAATTAAAAAAATCTATGTCATGGGCAGGATTTAAAAACATTGAAAGAAAAGAACCTAACTCAGGATATATTAAGCCTGATACAAAAAATTTATTTTTAAATGTAGAAGCAACAAAATGATAATAATATCTCCTTATGCAAAATTTATGAGAAATGGTGAAAAACATCCTAAGAATTACCCTTATTGGGAAGAGGTGTTATCAAGAATAAATGAACATGTCATACAAGTAGGTGTTAACGGGGAACATCAGCTTGTAGATGATTTTAGAAAAAATTTACCTTTATATGAATTAGCTTTACTTGTTAAGGACTGTAAAACTTGGGTAAGTGTAGATAGCTTTTTTCAACATTTTTGCTGGGATATAGGTAAACAAGGAGTTGCTGTGTTTGGTCAAAGCGACCCTAATATTTTCGGTCATCCCGAAAATATCAATCTCTTAAAAGATAGAAAATATTTAAGAGACAAACAATTTTGGATTTGGGAACAAGCTGAGTACAACGAAGATGCTTTTGTAAGTCCGGATATTGTAGTTAATGCACTTAAAAGTTTAGGTGTAGAAACAAAATAATGGTTAATCATTTTCAAAACAATCATGATATTATTTTTAAAAATTGGTATCGTTTACGACTGTCTTTGGAAAATGTAGATTTACCAACAAAATGTATAGAGATAGACAATTGGTGGCAACAGGCTCCGTTAGTAAATCATTACTTACACAGTGATTTTGTAAAAGATTGGCCTAATCCATGGGAGCTTATTTTTGAAAACCACTATTGTAATATTGCCCGTGGATTGGGTATGTTTTATACATTATATTTGTTGGGCATAGAAACACTTGAATTTGTCGAAGCAAAAGATTATAATAACGAGGATGTGTGTTTGGTATTGGTAGATAACGCAAAATATATACTTAATTATTGGCCTAATACTGTAGTAAATAACTGTCTAACAGATTTTAAAATAGTCAAGCGTATTGACACTTTGCCAATCATCACTAAAATAGGTTTAAAATGAAAATATACGTTACAAAACGATCAGGACAGCAAGAAATACTCACACTAGAAAAATGGCAAGCGCAGATAGCAAAAATTTGTACGGGAATAGCTGATGTAAGTCAATCCATGATAGAAATTAAGGCTCAACCACATTTCTATGATGGAATTACAACAAGAGAAATAGATGAAATTACACTAAGAGCAGTTGTTGATTTGATTGATGTAGAATCAAATCCGGACATCGGGCATACTAATTACCAGTATGTTGCTGGAAAACAAAGACTAAGCATGTTGCGTAAAGATGTTTACGGAGATTATAATCCTCCGCGTCTATACGAAATAGTAAAAAGAAATGTAGAAACAGGACTGTATACCAATGACTTATTGAATTGGTACACCGAAGAAGAATGGGATAAGATGGACACGTTCATCGACCATGCCAAAGACGAACAATATAGTTATGCTGCTATTGAGCAATTAATTGAGAAGTATCTTGTAAAAAATCGTTCAACAAAGCAAACATATGAAACTCCTCAAGTAAGATACATGATTGCGGCTGCTACTGTTTTTCACAAAGAAGAACCGTTATCTGCTAGAATGCGTTATATAAAGGAATACTACAATGCTGCGTCGGATGGTTTATTCACTCTCGCTACTCCTGTTCTTGCTGGCCTTGGTACCCCAACCAAACAATTTAGTTCATGTGTTCTTATACGTAGTGACGATGATCTCGATAGTATTTTTGCTAGTGGTGAAATGATGGCTAAGTATGCTAGCAAACGAGCTGGCATTGGTTTAGAGATTGGTCGTCTAAGACCACTGGGCTCGCCTATTCGTGGTGGTGAGATTATGCACACGGGTATGATACCTTTTTTGAAAAAATGGTTTGGCGACTTACGCAGTTGCAGTCAGGGAGGTATTCGCAATGCTAGTGCTACAGTTTTTTATCCTATATGGCATCATCAGTTTGATGATCTTATTGTACTTAAAAACAATCAAGGAACCGAAGAAACAAGAGTCCGTCATATGGATTATGGGGTTGTGTTGTCGAGTTTCTTTTGGAGACGATTTAGAAACAAAGAAAACATTACCTTTTTCGACCCTAACGAAGTTCCCGACCTCTACGAAGCATTCTACAAAAACACAAAACGATTCGAAGAATTGTATGTAAAATATGAGAAACAATCAGGTTTGCGTAAGAAAACGATTAGCGCAGAAGAAGTTTTTAAAAGTGGAATATTAAAAGAGAGAACAGATACAGGTCGTATCTATCTCGTATTCATTGATAACGTCATGAATCAAGGTCCGTTCGATCCTGAATATCATACAATCTATCAATCAAATCTATGCTGTGAAATACTATTACCTACTCGTCCTTTTAAGCGCCTTGATGACGATTCCGGTCGCATTGCATTATGTACACTCGGCAGTATTAACTGGGGGTCGTTTCGCAACCCTGAAGATATGCGTAGGGCTTGCCGCATTTTGCAGCGCAGCCTATGCAATATCCTCGACTATCAGGATTTTCTAAGCATTCAAAGTAAACTAAGCAACGATGAAATACAACCATTGGGCATTGGAGTCACCAATCTAGCATACTGGCATGCAAAGCGTGGACTAAAGTATGGCGAGAAGGATGCACTACAAGAAGTAAAGAGTTGGATGGAACATCAAGCCTTCTATCTTACAGAAGCCACAGTTGAACTTGCTAAAGAACGCGGGAAATGTGTAGACAGCGATAAGACACGATATGGTCAAGGAATCTTTCCATGGGAGTTAAGAGCCAGTGGAGTAAACGAATTAACTAATTTTACTCCTGAATTAGATTGGGAAAGTTTGCGAAATGAAATGAAGAAACATGGAGTACGCAATGCAACATTGATGGCTATCGCACCTGTAGAAAGTAGTTCAGTTGTTATAAATTCTACAAACGGCATTGAAATGCCTATGTCTCTGATTTCGGTTAAAGAATCTAAGGCGGGATCATTTACACAAGTAGTGCCAGAATATCATAAACTTAAAAACAAATATCAATTAATGTGGGAGCAAAAAGACTGTGTGGGATATCTCAAGACTGCTGCTGTACTTGCAGCATATGTTGATCAAAGTATTTCTACCAATACTTTTTATAACCCTGCTCATTTCGCAAATCGTAAGGTACCTACTACGCTGATTGCAAAAAATCTCATGCAAAGTCATTTATGGGGTATAAAAACTTTTTATTATAGTTTGATTAATAAACAAGGTGCAAAAGCTGTAGAGCAGGAAGAGCCTGTACAATCACAAACCGTTGAAGCATTTGACGAAGAGGATTGTGAGGCTTGTAAGTTATGAAAATAGGAATATACGGAGACAGCTACGCATCATCAAATAGTAAAGAGGCTGTAAAATGGTTTGAATTAGTTGCTGATGGATTAGAAAAAATGTCTAATCCTAATAAAAAATCATGGTTATCATTTCTTAAAAAAGATAAACCATTGTATGATTTGCAATACGGAGAAAAAAATACAGTTACATTGTACTCTTTGGCGGGTAGTTCTTTCTTTTACACATATACAAAATTTTTAGAAACATATAAGGACAATGATCTTAACATTGTGCTTGTAACAGGTGCTACAAGATACAGCAAATTTGTAAACTTAACCAGTGTAAAATTTAATCATGTGGTCACAGGTGAAGGCCATATTGATGCATTGATAAAAATGTACGGCGACAAACTTACTCCAGTTGACAAAAATAAACTTATACATCTTCGAGGTTGGTTTAGATCGGTAGACGAAGAATATCACAAAGTTGCTACAGATTTAATGTTAGATAACATGGAGAGATTACATAAAAATACAATTTTCTTTCCATCATTTTCAGGAGCATTAATAACCAAGGAAAGAGAACAAAAACAGGGCATTATTGCTGACATGCATTATATGCATTCTTTTTGGCTTAGACAATTAGAACTTCTAAATTTACCTTTAGAAAATTTTAATAGCCCTGAAACAGGAAACTTGTGCGGGCATTTAGGTCCAGAATTCAATGAATTTTTTGCAAACATGATCTTACAAAAACTAAAAACTGGTGTATGGAATCACGATGGTTTCATGGACATTAAATTAAAAAATTCACTTACATTTTATTATAAGGTAGAAAATAAATGAGTAAACAACAATACAATCTAAAAACAAAAACAAATTATCTTACACGCAAAATGTTTTTGGATCCCGAAGGCCCGGTAACCATTCAACGGTTTGAAGAAGTTAAGTACAATAAGATTCAAAAATTAGAGCAAACTGCCCGAGGTTTCTTTTGGGTGCCTGAAGAAATTAGTCTTACTAAAGACGCACAAGATTTTAAAGATGCAAGTGATACAGTAAAACATATTTTTACTAGTAATCTATTAAGACAGACAGCATTGGATAGTTTGCAGGGTCGTGGACCCAGTCAAATTTTTACACCGGTTATATCATTGCCTGAATTAGAAGCCTTAGTATATAACTGGACATTCTTTGAAACTAACATACACAGTCGCAGTTATAGTCATATCATTCGTAATATCTATAATGTACCTAAAGAAGTATTCAACACTATTCACGATACAAAAGAAATTGTAGATATGGCAAGTAGTGTTGGGAAATATTATGATAGGTTACACCAAATTAACTGTGCAGCAGAACTAGATGGTCACATTGCAGAAGAAGATCATATTAAAGCAATCTATCTAGCTCTGCACGCCAGTTATGCATTAGAGGCATTCCGATTCATGGTGTCGTTCGCTACAAGCCTAGCAATGGTAGAGAACAAAATCTTTATCGGT